TTATCTTTTTTTAGCCTCTCGCCTTCGCCCCAGGCAACGAGAAGACCGAAGATACAGATAATGATAACGAATAGAAAAACACCATCCATTACTCTTTCTTTCATTTTGCCTCCACTCAGTTAATGACTATTCCATTATTTGTTTTTCACTCTCCTGTAACTCCATTACACTCTAAGTAAGTTTGTAATTCCTCCCGGACATTTATTAAGAAATCAATAGCTTCGTCTGGTGTTTTGCTGTCTTTTGCTGCCGAGGAACATCTATCTGCCTCTGTTACTCCTTCGTGATATGCAATATAATGTATATTCATAATCCCATTACATCCTGAGTAATAAGTTTGTAATACTACATATTCATCAGGAAACTCTCGTGCAAGCCTTTTGAAGGCCATTATCTCTTCTTGTTTTGAACTCATTTTATCTCCTCCTTTATCTTTTTATCATATCTACCATAGTAGAAATTTACCCCTTCAAAATCCCCTTATTTCTGTTGTAAGCCTGTCTGAAACCCAGGCTTTGCAATATTTATGCGGGTTCCAGTTGTGAAAACAATAACATTTGTGCTCAAACCAGTTTTCGCAATTACCGCAGCACTTGCGGTTCTCAAATCTGCTGCGGATTTCGTACGCAGCATTTTCATATTTTTCGCGATCACGGTTCCACCCCGCCGCCCAAATTTCTGCCATTAGATCATCAATTGATAGTTTTTTCATTTTCTTTTCCTCCAATCTCTTTCCTTTATCACTCTCTGTCCTTTCTAGTAAGCCCGTCTGTATACCAAAAATCACAGTAATGTCCTGGGCTATATCCATGCTTCGACCGGCAATCTCCGCGGGATGTATAGTGTTTGCAGTTGCCGCAGCACTTGAGATCGTTCACCTGCTCAATGTCTTCTTCTCCTAGAAGACATCTTAAAAAAGCTTCTTCTCCACGACACTTCCCGTTATCCTCCCTGTGTTTACAAACATGATAATATTTGTCATCCTTTGCCGGCGCAAAATGCAGGCATTCCTCCTCCTGAGTGATTGTCTGTGCCAAGCATACTCCCCGGCGTGAGTAACATATTTTTTGCTTCTTCAAGCCTGCCATTTTATTTTTTCCTTTATACCCTGCGCGAATAGGATTTCACACCTGGAACGTTCATTGTCCCTTTGAGTGCCACGGCCATTCTATTCAGGGCAACCATGTTGCCGGTGACGTATTCCGTAGATGCTTTCCCGGTAGCCACGGCCATGCACAAGGCCTTAATGTCAACTACCTCAGCGGCCCACACTTCACGGTAAACTGGCCCACCTTCCCTTTTGGGGACTTCCGTTGGCACGACTACTGGGGGGACATAAATAGGTTCTTGAGCAAGCGCGGCTGATTCCTGCCGGAAGTTTTCGGATGTTGTCGCGGCGGCCTCGGTCAGGATTTCCGCCGTCTCTTTGTCTCCTCGTTCTTCGGCTGCTATGGCTTCGGCCAGCAGTCTGTCTTCCTCCACCTTGCGTTCGGCCTCAAGGCGTTCTTGCTCTTTCCGGCGTTCTTCGGTAATCCGTTCTTCTTCGATTTTGCGGAGGCGGTCTTCCTCGGCCTTCCTGATGCGTTCCCGTTCTGCAGCGTAATTGCTCATCAACTGCTTGACCTGCTTTTGTGCAGTTGTCAGAGGATCAAGAAACTTTGCACGTTTACTGGTTGCTTCTTTATGTGCGCGGTTTGCAGCCTCACAGATAGGGTCAAACGTATCCTTGACCTCTTTAATCATATCTCCGATGGACTTCCAGAGTATCCCCGCGGCGGTATATGTTTTTGAATCCTTCACCGTGACGGCGCGGGCCTGATCAACGATTGATAATGCCTTTGTCTCAACTTCGTTTGTATCCACTAATTTTAAAGCGACTCCTGTTGTCATAATTTTATCCTCTCACGTTATTATTTTGTTTCCAAATCCACAACGCCAGCGCAGCCAAAAAAATATTCCGGTCGTTGCGGTCTTTGTATTCGATTAATTTATAATTGCCGTTGTCTTGTAGGTGCAGGGCAAAACGCCGCGCACCCCTTGCCGATAAAAGTATTTCATATCCCGCAAGCTGAATTCCGGTGGCCGCCGATGCGACTACTGAGGTCTTCACATCGATTATGCAAAAATGCCCGTCCAGGTATCCGATATGGTCAATCGTACCGGCAAAGCGGTAAACATTGCTGGCAAGCCGTTCCTCACACAAATCCGATATATAATTTGCTTCGGATTGAAATCTCTTCCATGCGTCCAGATATGGGACAATTACCGGATCAAGCGTTTCCTCAGACAACTCTCCCGATAGATGGTATTCAATCGCCTTGTGAACGAAAGATCCGCGGTCGCGACTGTAATCGGTAAAATAAGAAGTGTTCCCATAAAGGCCCGCGTCCGCAATGATCTGCGTTACGGACGGGAGACTTACGCCGTGAAGCATATAAGAGTGATCTGATTCTCGGAATATTAAGTTATCCATTACTGCTGCGTCCCTTCTGCCATAAGCACTTCAATGACCTTCGATGCTTGACTTTTGGTCAGTAGTTTTAATGATGTAATAACTTCCGGTTCGGGAATCCCGGCCATACGTGACGCTTTGGAATGTTTTTCAAAGTCATCCTTAACTCCGAGTTTGCCGAATAGCGATTGAATAGCTTTGACCTGCGGCTCTGTAGCCGGCTCGTCCGGGTCTTTTGTTTCGCATGTCTCTGCTTTTCTCTGTGGAGGTTTAACAGGTTCTTTTTTTGCTTCCTGCTTCGGTTTCATAACACCATTATCTACAAGTTCCTCGATATCCTGTGTGAAGATGTCCGATGCCGCCGTAACAGTTAGCGCTGCGTCAACCAGTGCGCGTTTTTTTGCCATTTTCGCGGCCGTGTTGTAAAAATCCGCTGGATTGTCATGTTCCTGTTTTTCCCCGATTTCGCAAATCATCCAGGCGCCATCAAACTTCCCTGTACTAAATCCGGCACCTCCGATTAATGCCTGTGCCTCTGCGTTCTTTCCTTCTTTTTTCAGGTTCCAATATTCTTTCGGGACTGGCCTTTCTTTATTAATCTTTTCGCCGCCACGGAACCGATACTTGCTTTCCATCGTGGAGCATGAGCCGATTCCGCCACCCATATATATCCCGTTAATCGACGAAATTTTGACTTTCGCACGATATTCACGGTGTCCCTGCACTGTTGGATGGTATAGGTCAAAGACTTCGACCTCTGGATCTGCGACCAGTCGGAAGGTGAACATTAATTTCTCTGCTCCGGGTTTAAGCAATGACGGTTTGTCACCGCAACCGGGGATTTTTCCATAATGTTCACCTTCTTTCATTATGGATTTCATTACTTCCTGGATCAGGTTGACTTGCTCTTGAATCTGTTGTGCACTTAGCGGTGCCGTTTCATAAACTGCTAATTGATTTTCCATACTGCCTCCTCTTTTGTTATTTTTCGTTTACCGCCGCCGTTGCGGGCGACGTGATACCCGTCAACGTATCTTATCAACCACTTCACGATCTTCAAAATTATTCCTTGCGTCATTTTTTTGTTCATTATTATTCCTTATTTCTCCTTTTTATATTTACTTGCCCGGCCCTCGCGCCAATCCGCCTGGTGTGGCCTTCTCCCGCCGTTTACCTCCCCACGTGTCTGCTTGTTATTCTCATTCTATTCTGATAAAAATCAGGTATGAGTGCCTATCCGCAAGAACCTTTACAGCTTGGGGTTGACGTAGAGTAGCATTATCGAGGGAAGCTTGTCAAGAAATATTTTTCACTAACAGTAAATTTATTTTTAGCCTTAATAAAAAATGTGTTGATATTTATCTTCACTTATGGTAAAAGTATAGGCATGAAACTAAAAAAATATCTTGCCACTTATAATATACGGCTCACCACTTTTGCTAAGTTGTCGAAAATAAAGATTTCTTATCTGTCGCAAATCAAGAACGGCCACAAAGTTCCATCGTTAAAAGTCGCTCTTGCTATTAAAAAAGCAAGCAAAGGTGCCGTAACTATCGAGGAGTTGATGAGCTAAAATGAGAAAGAGGAGTCTTAAAAATGGCAATTAAATTGACGGACAAAAAATTACTCAAATTGTGGGGCCAAGCCGTCATCGAACGCGCCGGATTTAAATGTGAATACCCGGACTGCAACGTCCACTACACACAGCTTCATCCGCACCACTTATATTCCCGGCGATATGTCACCATGCGTTATTGTCTGGACGCGGGTATTTCACTTTGCCCGTATCATCATACGATGGGCGGTCTGTCGGCGCATCACGATCCCGACTTCAAGTCTGTTCTTATTGCAACTGGCGTGCGGACGGAAGAACTTTTTGACCGGCTGCGTGAAGAGCGCAATAGAGTCCAGAAGAACACTGCTGCCTGGAAGCTGGAGTGCTACAAAAAACTATCCCATTACTTATAAAATTGGAGTGTGAATTGGAGCGAAAACGTGACTCATCCATGCCCGCGCTGCGGGTCTAAACTAATCTATTATAACACTTGCATTAAATGCGGGGAAACACTGGAGAAAATAACTCCTTACTATCTAAGGTCTTGCGACCACGCACACGAGAAAAAATCATACCAGGATCAAAAAAAATATCGGGTGAAGGAATGCTGCAATTGTGGAAGGGTGAAGTGGCTTGTAGGTGGTGGTTTGTGCGGGGCGTGTAAATCTCAGGTCTACAATCCTGCTAAGAAAATTAATCTGAAACCGGGCACGAAGGAATACAAGCGGGCTTTGATTTCCTATCGGGAAGCCCGCTGGCCGGAAAAGTTCACATCCAAGCGGCTATGAACCAATCGAGGTTTCGGCATATAATTGGAGGCGTATCCTATGGTCTGGAGAAATCCAGTGAGCAGACCGTCAACCCGCGGAGCAAAATGATGGGTCCATACCTGCCTTTTTTGCAATGCAATCTGATAGTGCGTAGCAATATATCACCATAGGTGCGCCTCGTTTTTGCGGAAAATTGTCGTAGAACGGTTCATTCACTAAAATACCCTTGACACCTGGAACTAGGTGTGCTAAGGTTATGAACATGAGGTAAGATTCTATGGTGGAATCAAACAACATACAATTTGAGGCGTATCCTATGGTCTGGACTTGTCCAGTGAACAGCCCACCACTGTTTACCTCGTCATAGGTGCGCCTCACCTTTGGTGGAGGTGATATTGTGAACTGTATAAAAACATTAAAAAAGGTGGTGGTTTTAGACTGTGAAAATTGTTTAACTGAACGATTGGCATCACCAACATGTTTTAGGCGTGGTTTTGTCTGGGGTCTTCCAGATAAAAATGAACCACGGTGGGTATTTACAGAATCAGAAGCCATAGAAAGGAATGAGGATGTATCAAGATACTTTGATCCAACATGGAAGGGAAATACGCACCTAGGAATACAACAACAAACATTTGCACAGATAACAAAAATAAAACAGCCAATACCGCCGGATATAAGATGGGCTGTATGGGAAAGGGATAATTATACTTGCCAGATATGTGGAAAAAGAAAACATCTGTCAATAGATCATATTTATCCTGAAAGCAAGGGTGGAACGCTGGAAATCTCAAATTTACAAACATTATGCCAGTCATGTAATTCCCGGAAGGGATCAAAATGAAAAACCCTTGGAGGCAATATTCAAAGATAAATCCGCAACGAGAAAATGGTAATCGCCAGATTGCCAATGATGTATTCTGCGCGCTTATAAAAACAAACCTCTCTAGTTCTGAATTACGTATCATTATGGCGATAATAAATAAAACGTGGGGATTTGGGAAGGAAGCAGATTGCATTTCTACTACACAATTGATGGAAATGACAGGTCTTGCCGAGAGAACGGTAAAAAAAGCAATAAAAACACTTAAGGATAAAAGAATAATTCATTACGAGCCTTCTTTGATAAGGGTGCATCATGGTTCACCCTTGAATGAATTTATCTTTAATAAACATTATGATACATGGAAACCACAAGGGTGCACAAACGTGCATGCGTGCACAAAAGTGTCATGTAAGGGTGCACAAACAGGTAAAGTAAGGGTGCACGATTGCTCACCCACAAAAGAAACTATTACAAAAGAAACTAAGACAAAAACACTAGGCGTTTATTCAAACGACTTTCTTTCTTTTTGGGAAAAGTACCCTAAAAAATCAGGATCGAAAAAAACAGCTTTTGATAACTGGCAAAAACTGAGTGGTGGAAGACCGACTATTGAAATAATCCTTGAGGCAATCAGAAAACAAATTGAGTGGCGGAAAAACGCTGGTGGAAAATTCAGGCCGGAATGGAAAGATCCGGAACGCTGGATAAAGGGGAAAATGTGGGAAGTTGAACTGACAGAGGAAAATAAATCATCATGGTAAACGCTTACGAAGCACAACAAATAAAAAATCTTTGGATCCCTTACGAACTGGAGAATATTAATTATTATGCAAGGGAAATTGGGGATTTTAAGAGATTACTGGAAGGTAAAATGGCAAGTGCCCATGACGATATAAAGCAATGGTTTCAGTATTTTTTAACTTATGCAGAAATTGAACTGGAGGCTGCAAATGAACGTATTACAAAATACCGCGCAGAACTTGATGATTACGAACAGCGACAAGGAGAGCTTCACCTGCTATAACGAAGATGATCGGGTTGTCACCTCCTATGAATTGCGTGACAAACTCTTAAATGAAAAAAAGACTCCATATGTTTCCATAAAGTCAGGGATTCCGGGAATCGACCGTGCTTGTGAAGGGTTTAGGGATGGCGAGTTGATTGTTATTTCCGGCCCAACGAAAATGGGCAAGACACTTTTGGCTCAATCATTCACGGTTAACTTTTCAAAGCACAAAGAGTATGCCGGATGGTTTAGCTATGAAGTGCCTGCAAGACAATTTCTAGATCAGTTTCCCGTGTTGCCGCTTTTTTATTTACCTCAAAAAAACAAGGCGCAAGATTTTAATTGGTTTCAGGAACGATGTCTTGAGGCATATTTTAAATACAACACAAGAGTTTTCTTTATAGACCATCTTCACTACCTGATTGATATGGCGCGAGTTAAAAATACATCACTTGATATTGGTACTATCGTACGACGCATTAAAAGATTCGCTGTTGATAATGATTTTGTGATTTTCCTTCTGGCGCATATCGGTAAAAATGAAAGTGAGGATTTGAGTTATCGTGATTTACGGGACTCGTCTTTTATCGCGCAGGAAAGCGATTGCGTTATTATGATCAAGCGAACACCGAAAGAAGGGCAGAATACAGCCAAGGCCCGTGTAGAATTTCACAGGAGAACGGGGATTATGGAATGGGTTGTCTATCTTGAAAAAAAGAATGGTTATTTGTGTGAGGTAATTAAAGATGAATAAATATAAAGTTATATTCAATTATCAGGGAGAAATTTCTAAAATGGAAACTAAAGCGGACAACAATTATAAAGCGATCCTAAAATGCCTCCCTGTAATGTCTAAAAAATACGGTGTCACAAAAGAAACCATGATCAGATATTTCACATCGGACAGGTTAAACTGTCAGGCCGTGTTGGGCGGGAAATGAAGAAAAATAAAAATAGGAGGTTTAACATGAGTCACATAACATCAGGGAAGGCAATCAGGCACTTCTGCCAAAATTGCGTAAATAGCTCTCTGAAAAGAATTATTGCGGATTGCGGCGGCGAAATGGTCATGGCGACCAGAAAACCCTGTGCGCTGTTTAAACTGCGGCTTCATGGCAGGGGAAATGTAAGGGCAATCCGGCGTAATTGTGTTGATTGCATGGGAGGTAGTTTTTGGGCCGTTGAGGAATGCCAAACAACGGATTGCGACCTGCACCCGTTCAGAATGGGCAAGACCCCGCTTCAGACCGGAAAAAGAAGTGGGGTACACGCGCGTTTAAACTTGTAGAACGCGATAAAGTGGGGTAGAGGCATGGGGTTGTAGGCAGACTACTAAAAAAAACAAAAATAGGAGGCTAAAATGCAATAACAGGTACAGGAGGCAACAACAGGGTCGTTGTACGACTAAAATACCCTGTTTTTGCCCTCTGCCTGCCCCGCCACGCTGTTTTTTTTGCCTGCCCGCCCACAAGCCTTAGAACTCTATCTTGACTCCAGCGGAATAGTTATTAATTGTTGCCCCGATTTCCCCGGATATAAATAGGAGCTGCCATATGCGTCTTGGATTGAGTTTTAAACCACATATTTTAGATTCCCTAGGCAAGGCCATAGCAATCCCGGTGTGCAATGCCATCCCAACCGGAATTAGCCAGGTGGCGTCCGTGTGTGGTTTATTGTCTAGGAATAGAGGGTTTAACTCTTTGTAATTATTTCCATCCCACTGCCAGTCTTGCCTTGTCATCCAGCGCGTTTGCGCCCAGTCGATAGTAGTTAATGTTAAGTATGTTGCCTGATAGGCCGTATCATGTCTATCCCATAATTTTACGTTATTTTTTATAGATGAGCATCCACTTGTCATCATTATAACAAGTGCGATTATTACCAATTTTTTTATTCCACCACTCGTAATTTTTTGTTCACGAGCATTTTTCAGTTTTCCAATTTCTTCCGCCAGCCGGGAGTTTTCTTCCCAGGCCTGCTTTAGTAATTTTTGATTCTCCTGCACATTGTAGTCTGCTGCCCGCAGGCATGACTCAAGGTATTCAATTTTTTCAATCCATTTATTTGTCATTTCTTTCCTCCTTTTCCATCATTTTTTGGCAAGACAGCAATTCTACTTTTTCCCCAATTATTTCTGCCCAATCCCAGCTCTCTGGGGAATCGGTCACCGGAAGTAAAGTATCAGATTTCACGTTAAATACGGAATCAAGAGAAAGTTTTAAAACTACAATGTAATCAATTTTTCTGCTACTCATTTTTTTCTCCTCCCCCGGCTAAGGTGCCGGGTACCTTTGTTTTTATTGATTATATATAAGAGCAATAGCTGTGCCACATCGCATTAATTTTGCAAAAACACCGTAAGTATCTGTTTTTAAAAGGATAAAAATAAAAATAAAAAAAGTTTGCAAATCGTGAGGGGGTGCCAATTTGGGGAAATAACCACCCCTGAAACCTGTTGATAACTCTAATAATGTTTATAAATCAGCACCTTAGCCCATAAATGCCCCATCGTGGAAAAACCCCAAAAACCGGTGAAAATAACCAGTAATACCTGTTATCAACAAGGTTATCAACAGTGGTAGCAAAAATGCCTTATATAATACATACTTAGACAAATCAGGGCTTTTGGTGCCTGTTGATAAAAAAACTTGACATGTATATATTGGAAGTCATATAATGGCACATGGCAAAGATAAAGCTAACAGCAAAGCAAGAAAAATTCTGCCAGGCAATCGCGGATGGTAAAACTGCATATGACGCCTATAATCTTGCATATGACGCCGACAAAATGAAAAGCGCAGGTATTTATGTTGCTGCTTCTCGGATGCTAGACAAGACTAATATCCAGCTAAGAATCGAAGAACTAAAAAAAGCCATTGAAAAGAAATATTTGTGGACACGTGAGATGAGCATTCAAATCCTTGGTTCAATCGCATTGAAGCCTTCAACCCTTGACAATAACAAAATTGCAGCGATTAAAGAATTAAATGCAATGCATGGATTTAATGAACCAAAAAAATATGAACTTGCAATAAATCCATTGGTGCTGATCCTTGAAAATGACGAAGGCGCAAAGTAAAATATTTCGGGATGAGTCCCGGTTTAAAGTCGTCGTTGCCGGACGGCGATTCGGTAAAACAGTCCTAGCTCTCTGGTCACTGATAGCCGTTGCCTACAATAAGCAAAACTCGATATGCTGGTACACAGCACCGACATACAGGCAGGCAAAACAGATTGCCTGGTCAATGTTGAGAGGTTTTCTGCCGCAAGAAGCTATTGCCAGCCGGAACGAAACAGACCTGTCATTGACGCTCATCAACGGTTCGATTATTGCCCTGCGCGGTGCAGACAATTACGATTCGTTACGTGGTGTCGGTCTTGACGCACTTGTGCTCGATGAATATGCGGACATGGCAGCGGAGGTGTGGACGGAAGTATTAAGGCCATCGTTGTCTGACAAACGCGGTTCCGCGCTATTCATTGGGACTCCTGCCGGGTTCAACCATCTTTACAATTTATGGATCGAAGCAGAAACTAAGCCTGACTGGAAGGCATGGCAATTCACAACAGCGGACGGCGGGAATGTGCCACCAGAAGAACTTGAAGCCGCGCGCCTTGACTTGGATGAACGAACATATAAACAGGAATACCTTGCCAGCTTCGAGAGTATGACTGGACGTGTATATTCGGAATTCGACCGGCATTTAAATGTATCCGCCGATCTCGTTGATACGGGCGTGGAATTGCTTGTCGGTATGGACTTTAACATAAACCCCATGAGTGCCGTTATCGGTGTTAAAGTAACAAATCAGCTTCATATATTGGACGAAATCACGATCCCAAACGGTAATACTGAATTGATGTGCGATGCCTTGCACTTGCGATATCCAAACCGCCGCATTTATGTTTATCCAGACCCATCAGGACAGGCGCGTAAGACAAGTTCACCTGTTGGGCAGACGGACTTTTCGATATTGGCCGCTCACGGGTTCCGTGTCTTGTCTCCTCCGTCTGCGCCACTGGTTGTCGACCGCGTGAATGAAGTCAATGCGATGTTCAAAAACGCCAAAGGCGAAAGGCGGCTATTTGTGCATCCGCGATGTAAGACGCTTATCAAGTGTCTCGACGGATTAACATACAAAGAAGACACGTCGCAGCCGGATAAAAGCCTTGGACTCGACCACCTTCCAGATGCACTGGGATACTTGGTGCATTACGAATTTCCAATTATTGAGAGAATGTCCAAAATGAAAATAACCGGCATTTAAAGGAGGAAAAATATGGAGTTAAAAAGCCAAGTAAGCACAACACATCCCGAATATGATGCGATGGCGGATAAGTGGATTCGAATGCGAGACACCGTAGCAGGAACTGACGCGGTGAAGGCCGCCGGAACGCGATACCTGCCGGCATTAAAAGAACAGTCAACGGCTGATTACGAAGCCTACAAGACAAGGGCGAAGTTTTTCAACGCTACATGGAGAACAGTGCAAGCATTGACCGGAATGTTATTCCGCCGGCCACCGATTGTTGATGTTCCTGAGTCTATTAAGCCACTGTTGGAAGATGTAACGATGTCCGGCATCTCATTTACCACTTTTGCCCAACAAATAGCAATGGAATCGCTTACCGTGGGACGTGTCGGCATCCTCGTTGACTACCCGACACAGTCCACAGAAGGCATGACCGCAGCCGAAGCCGCAAAGCTGAATCTCCGACCAATTATGCAGAAATATGAAGCGGAGGCGATTTTCAACTGGAAGACGGCATGGATTGGCAATAAAACAGTCACCACGTTAGTTGTGCTCACTGAAGACGCTGCGCTGGAAGGAAACGAGTTCGAGCACAAAACAGAAGAGCGGTATCGGGTTTTAGACCTATCCGGTGGAGCCTATCGCGTCCGAGTGTTTCACGTTAATGAGAATGGCGATGATGAGCAAATCGGCGGTGACATATACCCGTTAATGAACGGCAAGATGCTTGATTTTATACCGTTCTATTTTCTTGGCGTGGATGATACAACGCCTGACATTGACATACCGCCATTGCTCGACTTGGCCGATCTCAATCTCGACCACTACCGCATGACGGCAGATCATAAGCACGGCCTGCACTTTACCGGCCTGCCTACCGGAGTTATTACCGGCTACCGGCCGGAAAACGAAAATGAAAAACTCTATGTCGGCGCGGCGCATTTTCTTGTGCTTCCCGACCCGCAGGCGAAGGCGTCATTCCTGGAATACACCGGGCAGGGATTGGGCGCAATCGTGCAAGAGCTGGAAAGAACCGAACAGCAGATGGCTATTCTCGGAGCGCGGCTTCTAACCGCTGAAAAGAAGGCCACGGAAACCGCGCAGACGGCCCAAATTCACCGGGCGGGCGAAAGCTCCGTGCTGTCCTCTATTGCGTCCACGATTAGTCGGGCGCTGACACAGGCCTTGACGCTGTTCAGCAAATGGGCGGGTTCAGATAACGAATGCACCGTGGAATTGAATCAAGAGTTTTTGCCGCCGGAAATGACCCCGCAGGAATTCACCGCGCTCGTTTCAGCGTGGCAGAGCGGGGCAATCTCAATGCAGGTTCTTTTTGACCAACTGCAAAAGGTTGAGCTTATCGCAAGCGATTTATCACTGGAAGAAATGCAGGCGCAAATAGGAAGCGAGGGGCCGCGTATGCCGGACATGGGGGTTGAATAGATGAACGTTGAAACCAAACAAGTGAAGCTGTCGGATTTGAAGCTGAACCCCGACAACCCGAGGCGCATCGGAAACAAAGAAATGGAAAGGCTTGTCAAGTCGCTTCAAGAGTTTCCCGATATGCTGTCCATCCGGGAGATCGTCGTTGACGAAACCATGACCGTTTTGGGCGGCAATATGCGCCTGCTTGCCCTTAAAAAGTCCGGGGTTAAGGAATGCACCGCAAAGATCGTTTCGGGCTTGTCACCGGCGCAGAAGCGCGAATTTATCATCAAGGATAATTCTGCCTTTGGAGAATGGGATATGGATTTATTGAGTTCATCTTGGGGCGACCTACCCTTGGTGGAGTGGGGCGTGGATTTGCCGGAGGATTGGCTTGTGGAAGAGAAGACCGACCCTGCCGACGCGGAGCCGCAGATTGACAAGGCCGAGGAGTTGAATAAGGTCTGGCGCGTGAAACCGGGCGACCTGTGGCAGATCGGTTCACACCGCCTACTATGTGGCGACTCCACGAAAAAAGAGGACGTGGGGCGGGTGATGGGAAACGACAAGCCCCTGTTGATGGTCACTGATCCGCCCTATGGGGTGGAATATGATGCTGATTGGCGCAACGAGGCAAAGAGGCCAAACGGGAAACCCTACGGCGCAAGTGCCATAGGAAAGGTCAAGAACGATGACAGCGCAGACTGGACGGAGGCGTGGAAATTGTTTACGGGCGATGTTGTTTATGTTTTTCACGCAGGCGTAAAGTCTCACGAGGTTGCGGATTCCCTTGTTTCATGCGGGTTCGAGATGAGGGCATTAATCTGTTGGGCGAAAAATACTTTCGCAATCAGCAGAGGCCATTACCATCACCAGCATGAGCCGTGCTGGTATGCTATAAGAAAAGGCGGCACGGGGCATTGGGTTGGCGATAGGTCGCAGACGACCCTATGGGAAATCGACAAGCCGGTCAAATCAGAGACAGGGCATAGCACCCAAAAACCACTTGAGTGCATGGCCCGCCCGATCCGCAACCACGACAGCGAATTCGTTTATGACCCCTTCCTCGGCTCCGGCACCACTCTTATAGCGTGCGAAAATTTAAAGCGGCGTTGTTTCGGCATTGAGATTTCACCTGATTATGTTGCGGTTTGCCTGCAACGTTTTGAGGATGCCTTCGGAATCAAGGGGGTGCGAGTTGATTAAAACAACCATCATCGCCACGCCGCATTCGCTCCCGTTGACTTTTTGCTTTTGGAGAAAGGCGGATTCCACAGCTCCGGCAATATCGGGAATGGCCTTTCGTCTTTTTTCCACATCGCTCACAAATTGGTTGAAATCGTTTAGATGCTCTTGTCATAACGCGGCCATGTTTTATCTGATGGCAATCTTGGCAAAGAGTAATGCCGTTAGATACTTCATATCTCAAATCCTTGTTGGTATGCCATTCCTTGACGTGATGGGCGTGTATCGCTCCCGTTGCGCCGCATTGCTGGCAGGTAAAATCATCACGTTCAAAAACAGAAGTAACCCACTTTTTATATTTATATCCCCCGTGCCTTTCAGAATCAGGAACCTTTGCGGCTTTATATCGACATCGTGGGTCGCAATATTTCGTTTCTGGATGCCCACCTCTTTGCTTGAACTCAGACCCACAAAGGGCGCATATTCGCATAGGGGCGGCGTGAGCAACTTGATAGCATTCACTGGAGCAATAGGTATTCGGCGGATCAGCAATCTTTATAATAAAATCCTTCCCGCAGATGGGGCAGGTTTTTGTCCGGCAAGTATCACAGAGCATTCTTTTTGGTTGGCCACTTGTAAATGGTTGGCCGCACGTTTGACAAATGGCCGGGTAAATCTTTTTATGACGGGTCTGGTAAAAACAAATATCACAAAGATTATTTCCACACTTCACCGGCCTGCCGCATACCTCGCAAGATGTGCGACACGTTGGACATCGTTTGGTATTGTTTCCGACAGGTTGAAATTCATTATGGCAACGGGTGCAAGTTTTCATGCGCTTATTATACATTTCTTACAGCGTATGTCAAGCACTATTACTGGAATTAAAAGTTGCATGAAAGATGCGTTTCCGAATATCGAAATTAAGAGGCTTTCCTAATGCCGAAAACCCTTGACTCATACCTTGCAGACCGCGTCTTGACGCGCCAACTCTATTTGATGCGCTTTTCAGCGGGCGAACAGAAGAAAGTCCTGGCCGTCCTAGTGGACATGCGGAAGGAGTTGGTGGCGAAGCTCCGGGCTGGGGATGTGACTGAGTTCTCGCGGGGGCGACTCAATAAATTGCTTGTAGAATGCAATGCCATCATCAAGCAGGGGTACAACGAAATTCAAACCAAGCTCGACCTTGACGGTTTGGCAGAGGTTGAAGCCGCAGCCACGATCAAGCCACTTGTCGCCGTAGGACTGGAGGCGTCCCTACCGACCGCCGCTGTTATGAAGTCGCTGGTAAGCAATTCGCTAATCGAAGGCGCGCCATCCGCCGAATGGTGGGCAAAGCAAAGCGACGACATGGCCTTCAAATTCGCTGCTCAGGTACGGCAAGGAATTGCGCAGGGCGAGACGATGCAGCAGATCGTCCGCCGGATTGCCGGGTCAACAAAGCTTGGCATACCTGGTATTTTTGAAGTTTCACAGAAGAACTCGTTTGCGCTTGTGCATACCTCTGTCATGCAGGTGTCCGCGGATGCTCGCCTTGCCACTTACAAGGCCAACAGCGATGTCATCAAGGGCGTGCGTCAATTAAGTACTATGGACGGGCATACTTGTTGGAGTCCAGAAACTAAAATATTAATGGCAAATGGTTCGTCAAAACCTATTGGTGAAATCATTGAAGGCGATGAAATAATAGGCGGTTTAACTGGGAAGCCATGTAGAGTATTGGCTATTGAAAAAAGTATTGTTGCATCCAGCGTTGAAACCTGTTATAATGGAAAAAAAATTGGGAGAGCGGCGTATGGGCACAAAATTCTTACAAGATCGGGATGGAAAGAAATCGAAAGTATTTGTTTATTGCCTGACCTTCGCCAGCGGGAAGTGTTATGTCGGCGTTACGGGAAAAACCTCGCGCCGACTAAGGGAACATCGGGTGATGGCGGAAAACGGGAGAGAATATGCCCTGAACAACGCATGGAGAAAATACGGGGATCCGGTATTAACAATTCTTGCAGAAACATCGGATCATACAGCCGCATTCTTACTGGAAAAACATTTCATCAAGACGATGAACACGAAAACTCCAAATGGATACAACATGACAGATGGCGGAGAGGGGATTGTCGGAAGGTCGGAAGAGTCACGGAAAGAATCGGGGCAAAGGCGGAAGAAGAAATATGCGGAAGACGCTGCCTTTCGGGAGAAAATGAAAGTGTCTGCGATAAAAGCAGGGCCGAAAGTTTCAGCAGCGAACAAACGCTTTTACGCAACTCCGGAAGGGAAAGAATTTCTTCTCAAGAGATCCAAAACAGAATGGAGAGAGAAAATAACAGCAGCCAACAAAACCCCCAGGTCTGCGGAAACTATAAAAAAAACAAGCGCATCATTGAAGGCAACATGGTGCGATCCGGAATATCGGAAGAAAGTCAATGCAGCTCGAAATGCAAAACAAGCAGAACTCAGGGCGAACAATTCAGAATGGGTAAAGAATATGGCCGAGAAAAGGTCTATCGCGATGAAAGCGAAATGGGAAGACCCTGTCTTTTTGGAAAAGATGAAGAAGCGAAAACCCTATTTAATACCCCTGAAAACGCGGATTGCTATTTGGGAGAGACGGAAAGCCTCATGGTCCCCGGAGCGCCGGGCGATCCTTGGGGCGAAGGACAAATCACGGTATTGGAAAGTGAAAATGTTGAAGGCGCTTGCATTACAGGAGAAGTCAGAAACGAACCAGTAGAAATCATATCCCTTTCGATTGGGGGGGATTGTAGTTACGTGGCAGGCGGAATCATCGTTCATAATAGCACTACCTGTGTTGCGTATTCAGGCGCAGAATGGGACTTGGCAGGGAACCCTATCGGCGGGACGACATTGCCATTTAATGGGGGAACGCCGCGTCACTGGGGGTGCAGATCCATATTAACCCCCATCACCAAGACCTTTGCCGAGATGGGGATCAAGGGGCTGCCTGAACTGGCGGACACCGGAGAGCGGGCGTCCGACCTGGGGCCGATTGACCGCAAGACCACGTTTGACAAATTCTTGAAGATGCACAACAAAGAATACCAGGACGAAATGCTGGGCAAGGGCAGGGCGCAACTTTGGAG